TCGCCAGTGTGTCATGTGGGGCGCGTAAGGTTGGGATGTCCCCAACCACTTCTAGAGAGGAACTACTAAATGTCCAACGCTAAAACACAATCGCAACACGACCTAAATGTAAATGAGGTCATTTCATATTGCACCTCTGCTAATGACTCACCTGCATCTCAAACTTCGCAGGCGCGCGGTCTAGCATACATGCACGATACGACATGTGATTACTATCTCAAGACAATCGCTGATGTCCAAGCTGACATCGAGTCTATAAATGCAGAGTCAGACCGTGCTACTGAATCAATAGCACTCTTGAAGAAAGAGACTCTGCTGACACGGCTTGTTGATGACTACAAAATCAACTTTGCTAAGATGCAAGCCGCTATCGAGGTTCACGAGGCTCTCAAGGCTGACTACCAACAGTCTTACAAAGTGCTTCACAAACCACAACAGTTCTGAGCAACATGGAGCGAGGTTCACAGCCTCGCTCCTTCATTGCCTGTTGACAACTCAGTAATACTTATGCACAATCTGTATAAGTAAAGGAGATTACTACCATGAAAAAATTGCTTTGGAATGCTTTGGAAGCCTTTGTTCTGTTTGGAACTTTAACGGCTGTGTATTTCTTATTCTGGATCTTATCAATGCTATTGGAGGTTCCAGCCTAATGCAAACGCTATCAAAAATCGTTTCAAACATTGCGACTGTACTAATGTGTGGCGCATTGTTTGGCTATGGAGAACTTGGTGATGCACCAATAAAAATTCTGATGGGAGCCGGTGCGCTCACCTTGTATCTCTGGAGCATCATCATTGGAATGGAGGAACAAATCTAATGTCTGACAATATTTTTAACAGATTTGAAGAATCTTTTTTGATTGTTTTGGTACGCGACGAGGAAAGCAGGAACATTATGGAACATGTTTGCCTCGACGAAGAAGACTTTAAACACACGTGCACTGAGCCTGACGAAACAATTGTTTCAATAAAATCTTACCCAAGAGAAGGCAATGAAGAATTTATTGAAAGAGAATTAGTAGAGAGAGATCAATGAGCCAGGACTATAGAATCGAAATGCAAAAGGAGGATGCATTTATGAAAAAATACAAACCAATGACCTTGCAGGTGCAAGTTATCTACACTGTGGAATTAGAACCAGAAGAATATGCTGATTATCAGGACAGTAAAAATATCGAGGACTTTGACCATTGGAAAGACAATATGAATGAACCAGTAGTCATAAACGAATATCCAACAGAATGAAAAGGGGAAAGCTATGAAAGAAAAAGTTTGGTATGCAATAGAGAAACATTACATGGAATGCTTGAAAGATATCAAAGATAACTTACCAAGCGATTGGGAATATGTAGATAATTCAGAGAATGAATGTCCATCTTATAAAATAAATAAATTCGAGATCTTTATTGACCATTTAGAACCGCATAAACGTAATGGCAAAATGTTTCAAGATACTCATCTTCAAGAAACAGATTGGCGTTTTCTTATTACTGCTATCAACGAGGATGATTGTATTGAAAAGGTCGCTTTATTTAATGACCTCAAATACGTTCTCGATTTCGTTAATCAAAATTAATTCACTCAGGTTGCACACGCCCCCGTTGGGTGAGGGCGTGTGCAGCCCTCGTTCATAAACAAAGGAGAAAACTATGAGCGTCCTCAAACAATTGATGACTGAAAATGCAGATCTCAAAGTAGAGAATGCATCACTCAAAAAACAGCTTCACATGAAAGATGAAGAAATGTCTAGCTTGTGGAGCCAAAACACCATCAACCAATATGAATCATCTGATGAATATCTTGAAGCAAAAGGAGACAACTCATGACAATTCAAACAAGATCTAATAAGACACCAACACTTGAAGATCCTGAAGTAGAGTTAGGTAACACTCGTTATTCTGAACATCCAATCAAAAAGCAAATTGAAAAACTTGAAGACTATTTGCGTTGGTCAGCCGAAGCTGTTGAAGCAACAGGCTATGACCACTTTGTAGATGTTTCTGAGTTAGACAAATGTAGCAAAGCAATACGTGATGCACGAGAAGCCTTAAATATTGCTAAACAACATAAATTTATTGCGGAGCATATTAATGAAGCGTGATGCATTTCTTGAGAACATCCTCACACGTTTTGTAAAAAGCCTGGAGGATCATGGCAAAGATTGGGTGAAACCTTGGGTGGGTTCATCCAATCTACAAGCACCGGTGAATGCTACAACTGGATATCAATATTCTGGTATCAATTGGTTCAATCTAATTGCAACAGCAGATGCTAAAGGTTACACCAGTAATCGTTGGGGATCTTATAAACAATGGACAAGCATTGGTCGTAAGGTTCCCAAAGGTAATGGTTCATATGTTTTCTACTATGGCAAAGGCTATGACAAAGACAATGAAAAAGCATACAGCTTTGGTAAGATTACACCTGTATGGAATGAAGCCCAGCTACCTGATTATGTTGAACCAACACCACCAACCAAAAACAATTTGGTAACACAGCATCAAAGCTGTAAAGCATTCATCAATTTGGTAAATGCTAACGTGCAGTATGGTGGGTCAAGTGCTTGTTATGTGCCAGCTACTGATACAATACACATGCCAAATGCTGATGCGTTTGTTGATACACCAGATGCAACGGCAACACAAAGTTTCTATTCAACTCTCTTGCATGAGCATGTCCACTGGACAGGCCATGAAAGCAGACTGGATAGACTAAAAGCCAAAGGCAAGTTTACCAGTGACTATGCATATGAAGAACTCATTGCCGAACTTGGCTCTGTAATTCTTGCTGTGCAACTTGGCTTGGAAGTCCAGCCAACACCAGACCATGCCAAGTACATCAACACTTGGTTGACAGGTCTAAAGGATGAACCACGCGCCCTGGTCAGGGCTATGAGCGATGCAAGTAAAGCTGTTGCATACCTCGAAAGTGAAAAACGAAACAGTCTGATGGCAACTGCCGCAGAGTAATGGCGTTGTCCACAGCCCCGCCCCGCCCGTGTGAGGGCGGGTGCTGTGGTCAATCGCCCAACAGAAAGGAAGTCTGATGACTAAATATACTATTATCCACGACAAACCCTTCAACAGATATAAGGGGAAAAACGCAGAGCTAAAAGACGCTATTGACAATATGAATCATGGTGACTGCATATTGCTAAGTAAACCTGAAGCTATAACTGCCATTTCACACATGCAGAAAACAAAACATAAAACCAATGCTGGATATTGTTTACGACAAAGAAAAGCAGATGATGGCAGTGGCATTTATGTTTGGAAACTAAAAAAGGAAAATTAGAATGACACCAACACTTGAAGATCTTGAAGTAGAGTTAGCTAATCGTCTACGTGAGATTACTGCTGACCCAAACAAACCATTTGTTGTCGATGAAATAGTCAACAATCTAATGCCAACAACACCATCAATACTTGGGTTAGTATATGCATCTGCAACTACAGTACTCGACAAAATGGATGATGATGGTGGCAGTGTTACTGCAATCATACAGTATCATCTCAAACAACATCTCATGGATTTTGGAATGAAACTGCACAAAAGCCGATCACAATACAGGAATGACAACAACGACAGTGTTGTTCCATTCCAACCAAAGGAAGATTGAATGGCTCCAAAAAACAAACAATTCTTTGTCACATGTTCTGTATGTAAACTCAAAGAATCTGATTGGGTTGCATTGCTGACAAGCATTGAACCAGAAGAACACATGATAATGTGTCGAGAATGTTTTATTAAAAGCCAAGTAAAACCTGAAAGGAAACAGCACCCATGGTAAGTAAAAGCAAAGCCAAGGGTACATACCATGAAAAGTTTTTTGTAAAACTATTCAATTCACTTGGTATTCCTACCAAAAGACAGCCGTTATCTGGTTCTCTCGGTGGGGAATACTCTGGTGATTTGGTATTAGATTTTGATAGTCGGCAACTTATTGCCGAGGTCAAATACAGAAAGCAATCCAGCTTTCCATCACCATTTACAGTTTTAGAAAACAGAGATCTAGCAATCTACAAACGTGGGACAGATCGTAAATGGTTACTAATAGTCCCAGGAGAACTAA